AAGCCAAAACCTCGGGCATAAAAATACGTGGTACTGGCGCGGCAACTAAAGGCACGATGGCCCGTGGCCCGATGGCGTAACCATGAACTACAGTACGCTGTTTGAAACGATCAAGGGTTACCTTGAGAATGACTTCCCTGCGTCTACCTTTACGGACAGCGCAGGGACGGGCACGACCACGCTTACGAGTACCGAACAGATCAACACGTTCATCACTCAAGCCGAACAGCGTATTTTCAACACGGTTCAGTTTCCGTCGATCCGAAAGAATGTCACGGGGTCAGTTACAGCAAACAATAAGTACCTGTCTGCTCCCGATGACTTCTTGGCAGTCTATTCGTTGGCTGTAGTTGACGACAACGACGCCTATTCATACCTACTGAACAAAGATGTGAACTTCATTCGTGAGGCGTATCCCACGCCAACCGATACAGGTTTGCCCGCGTATTACGCCTTGTTTGGCCCGACCGTTTCCGGCTCAACCATCAGCAACGAACTGTCTTTCCTGCTTGGCCCTACCCCAGATGCTACGTACACCGTTGAGCTTCACTATTACTACTATCCAGAGAGCATCACAACTGCATCCAGCGGCCAAACTTGGTTGGGTGATAATTTTGACAGCGTTCTACTTTATGGCTCGCTCGTAGAGGGCTACACCTTCATGAAGGGTGAGGCTGACTTGATCACGGCTTACAACACCAAGTACATGGAAGCAATGTCGATGGCCAAGCGTCTGGGTGATGGCATGGAGCGTCAGGATGCGTACCGCAGCGGCCAGTACCGCCAGAAGGTGACCTGATGGCTTTCACCGGCAACTACGCCACCAACACCTACAAGAACGGGTTGAACACCGGCACGTTCAATCTGGGCACGGGTACGACGCAGGTCTTCAAGATTGCGCTGTATACCAACACGGCCACGTTGGATTACCAAACGACTGCCTACACCACGACGGGCGAAGTGTCTGCCACAGGATACACGGCGGGTGGAGAGACTCTGACAATCAGCCAAGTGCCGACTGTTGGCCCATCTGGCACGACTTCGTACTACTCGTTTGCCGACATTACTTGGACGGGTTCGTTCACAGCCCGTGGCGCGTTGATTTACAAGTATGACGGCTCGACCAATCCGGCTATGATTGTGCTGGATTTTGGCAGTGACAAGACTTCAACTGGTACGTTCCAAGTGCAGTTCCCAGCCGCAGACAGTTCAAACGCAATCGTGAGGATATCGTGATCGTAACGACCACCAAAGGTGAGATGGATGATTCCCTGCTGGAGAAGCGGGAAGGTTCCATTGACGATGATAATGAAATGACGACTTGGGTTGAGTATTGGCTCGATGGCGAATTGGTTCACCGATCAGCGCATGTCACGCTGAAAAAGTGGCCGACTCTTGGTGGTGAAACATCTCTTTTTGGATAGGAAATATCATGGCAAACACGCAATCAATGTGCACCAGCTTCATGAAGGAGCTGATGCTCGGTCAACATCAGTTTGGCTCGTCCACGCTGACTTCCCGTGGCAGTTTGACTGCACCGACCACTGACACTTTCAAGGCGGCTCTGTACTTTGCGTCCGCCACGATGGATGCGTCCACCACGGCATACACCACAACCGGTGAGGTTACGAACACGTCCGGCACTGGCTATACGGCTGGCGGCGTCACCGTCACCAACGGCACGGCTCCGCTGTCCACCAACACTTCGGCTACGGCTGGCGTGGCGTACTGGACTCCGACTGCCAGCTTCCAATGGACTTCGATGACCGTCACCACGGCGTTTGATTCCGTTCTTCTGTACAACTCGACCCAAAGCAACAAGGCTGTCAGTGTGCATACGTTCGGTTCGCAAACCATTACCGCTGGTACGTTCACGCTGACCATGCCGAGCAACACCACGAGCACTGCACTGCTGCGTCTCTCGACCACCTAATTGGAGCGCGGCATAGCCGCGTAAACGATGTTCGGGATATCCGCATTCGCTGAAACTCCGTTTGCAGCACTTCCGAGTGCTGGTGGAACGTCAGTAACAGTAGCTTTAACAGGGAGTGCGGCCAGTGGTGCTGTAGGTACGGTTGCGGCTGACAATTCAGTCGCTATAACCGGTGATGATGTAAATGGTTTTGTCGGTACGGTAACCGCGTCGATAGGATATGACGTTGCTCTGACTGGAGTTGTTGCAAGCGGTACGGTTGGGTCGGTAGAGCCAAGCATTTCCGTTGCACTGACTGGCGTTATTGGAAGTGGTTTAGTTGGAACGGTTGCAGCCAGCAACGAGTTTGCGCTGACAGGTGTAAACGCTTCTGGTGTTGTTGGGTCTGTAGCGCCATCTGCTTCCGTCGCTTTGACTGGCGATGCTGCAAGCGGCTCTGTCGGCACTGTTGTTGCAACGTCCGGTTCGCTTGCTGATTTGACGGGGGTAGTGGCAAACGGAAATGTCGGCACTGTATCTGTGTCGATGGCGGTCAGCATTGCTTTGACTGGCGTTTCAGGAAGTGGTCAGGTTGATTCTCTGACGGCTTCTATCAGCGAAGCAGAGCTTGGTGACATTGCTTTAGGTTTTGTTGGAACAGTTGGCCCAGAGATGGTAGTTGGGTTGACGGGCGCAGCAGCAAGCGGAGCAGTTGGCACAGTTACGGCAGAGGCGGCTTCTATCGCCAACCTGACTGGCGATGCGGCGCTTGGCAGTACCGGCAACACAGGCGTCAGTCTGACGGTCGATTTGGCTGGCGCGTCAGCCTCTGGCGTGGCCGGAGACTTGGCAACAAGATTGTTCCAGCTTACTGGCGTTGAGGCGGCTGGAAATGTTGGGTCGGTTGGCAGATCAGTCAGCATCGCATTGAGCGGCGTGTCTGCAACGGGTTCGGCTGGAAGCGTAGCAGCGGTGTATTGGAAGTTGATTGATGATTTGCAGACAGCAAATTGGGATTTGATTGACAGCGCAGAAACTGCTGGCTGGACTGTAATAAGCAACGATGTTTCTGCCGGATGGCAGCTTATTGATGACACGGTGATTTAATGGCTCTGATTCTTGCAGATCGAGTAAAGGACACGACGACTACGTCGAGTACAGGCACGATCACGCTCAGTGGCACTGCGCCAACCGGCTATCAGAACTTCTCAGTCATTGGCAACGGCAATACCACCTATTACACCATCGCGCACCAGACTGCCAACGAATGGGAAGTTGGCATCGGAACTTACACGTCCGCAGGAACTACTCTGGCCAGAACCACGATTCTGGCATCGAGCAACGCAGGTAGCGCAGTCAACTTCAGTGCTGGCACAAAGGATGTGTTTGTTACCGCTCCAGCAGAGCGGACTGTGCAAGGTCTTGGCGGTGGAACCAGCACTCAAGCCATTGTGTTGAACGGAACGACGGCATCAGTTTCTGGAACGATTGCAACTGGTACAAATGGAATGTCAGTTGGCCCAGTCACGGTTGCGTCTGGTGTTGTGATCACAATCGCATCTGGTCAAAGGTGGTTGATACTATGAGTTCAATTGTCGTTTCTGGCGATACCAGCGGCGCTGTAACGCTGTCCGCTCCTATTTTTGCGCAAACTCCGAACGTCGGTGCGCTGAATGCGCTTCTCAGCACCGCCATGACCAACACAAAAGCTTTCGATGGCACAGAAACTGCGGGAACCGCTATGGTATTGGTTTACACCGCTGGCGCAAACGGCAGTCGAATTGACCAAGTGACTTGTCGATTTGCTTCAACAAACGGGGCTACTGCGTCTGGTACATCAAGCGCATCGTTGATTCGGTTTTGGATTAACAACGGCAGCGCCAACACAACCGCTTCCAACAACATCTTCCTTGGTGAAGTGGCAATGGCCGCAACAGCCGTAACCGCCCTTGGAACTTCTGCGCTTACGGTTAGCACACTGTCCCTGCCTACTGGCGGGTTAAATTTGCCAGCGAGTTATAGGATTTATGCTGGAAGCACTGTGGCTGCTGGAGGCACTGCGATTGCCTTCGCTGTCAATGCCATTGGTGGAGACTACTAATGCCAGTTTCGCAGCAACTGTCGTCGTTCAACTACTCCATTCCGTCCAGCCCAATCCCAACGATTGATGCAAAGACCACTGGGACATCTGCCACTTGGGTGATCCCCGGTAACGTCACCAAAGTTCGCGTCACGGTTATTGGCGGTGGTGGCTCTGGCAGCACGGATGGCGGTGGTGGCGGCGGAGGAGGAACAGCAATCAAGGTTTTAACCGGGTTAACTCCGGGGAATACCTTGACCTATACCGTTGGCGGCGCTGGGGCAACATCTCAAGTTTCGTCTGGAAATCAAATTATCACCACCATCTCAGCTACCGCTGGCTCTGCTTCTGCCACAAGCTCTGGACTCGGAGGGACAGGTGGCGTTGGATCAAATGGCGATATAAATTTTAGGGGAGGTGGTGGTGTAGCTAACTCTGTAGATTTAAGTGCAACCACGCCTGTGGGTGGCGCTGGTG